TACCTTTGTTAATTGGGTATTTACTTGCAATCCCCTTGACTCTATTAGAGGAATCAATCTCTGCCTAAATTTCCAGCTTTTGCAGAACCTAAGCAAGCCGAAGTAACTGTTAACACTATTTATCAAATTAGTTTCACCCTTTGTATTAAGTCTGTAGTGCAAGCGATCAATAGTTCTTTGCCGAACATACCTGCACCAGGGCTTTAAAATGTATCCAACGAAATTTATACCTTGATTGGCTCGTTGGATATGAGTTTTATTTGGGTGAAAGGTTAAACCTAAGTTTTCTACTACGTATTCAGAAAGTTGATTTGCCCAAAACAATAACTGTTGAGGGTTGTCACCTACAATTAAAATATCGTCTACATACCTAATATAGTGCTTGATTTTTAAGACACGTTTTGCATAGTGGTCTAGCTCATTTAAGTATACATTGGCCCAAAGTTGACTAGTTAAATTACCGATTGGCAACCCCCTTCCCCTGGCATTGAACAAACTTTTATGGGCGGGAATTAGCTTTAAGTTATTCTTATTGCTAGTGTAGATAGGATCTATTGTTGGATCATTATGCAGAACTAGTTTACTAAGATAGAAAGTGTAATCATCCTTAGTATGCTTATCTAGTATAGTTTCCAGTATTTGTTTATTGATGCTGACAAAAAAGCTAGCAACGTCTAGTTGTAAAACCCATCCTTCATTAACCCAATTTTGTGTAGCACTGCGTAGATGATGCTCAGCTCTCATAACTGCAAAATGAGTGCCTTTAGTGGGTATACAAGCGCAACTATCATAGATGAACTTTTTAAATAATTCATCAGCAGTTCTATTGTAGATAACATGATGAATTATTCTATCCTTGAATTGAGCTGCCCATATTTCTCGTGGTTTAGGGTACAAAACAGCAAAGCAAATTGATCTAGCTGGACTGTACACACCCGTGATTAATTCTTCATAAAGCTGGATTAAGTTCTTTTCTAAATCCAGTTCAAACTCTAATGCACTGGCTGAATTACGTTTACGCTTTCTGCAATCATAGTATGCTTGAAATAATTCCTCAATAGTCACATTACATGCGGGAGATTCTGGTCGCCGGACTGCTCTAGCCCTGTTACTATTATTCTTATTGTTGTTGTTCTGGTTACCAGGATTAGAGGTATTGAAATTCTGGTTCCATGCATTATTGCTGGAAAACTCAGATTGTGGTTCTTCTCTTACACGTCGCCAAGTAAAGTCTTGTTTAGAAGTCATTTGGAAACTGCCATACAGCATATCGTTGGAAATCCAACGGGAAGAACTCCGATCAGAAAGTCGCTGCTAGACACCTTGACATCTAACATTCTGCTTTCACCGCCGCTTTTTTAGAATAGTCTAACCAACCACTTGCTTGCTTGATAATATTCACAATTAATGTTGCTACTGAGGAAAACTGCTTAACGGTAATGAATCTCATATCACAACTAAGTCGTAAACTAAGTTGAATGGATTCAAGGCCATCCAAAATCTGCTGAATGAACTCTATTCGCTCAATTCTATTAGAGTTTGCTTTGTAGATTAAAAACACTATATTAGCAACTTCTTCTCTAATTTTTTGAGCAAACTGCTTAAAGTCACGAGGGTAATGCTTTGTTAAATCTGTGATCTTGAATAGCAGTTCATAAGTCTGTTTGTAGATAGGTAAATGCGTGTATTTTGCCATTGTTGTGGAGGAGCGGGCGAAACCCGCTCCAAAGAATTGAAGGATTAAAGGATTGATCGCCGGACTGCTCTAGCCCTGTAGCTATTATTCTTAGTGTCGTTGATCTGGGTACCAGGATAAGAGGTATTGAAATACTGGTTCCATGCATTGTTACTGGAAAACTCAGTACTAGACCAGTATACTGCATTTTGCATAGCCTCCAAACCCCCGGTTCTGAATATTGTAATACTGGTTTGGGTAGGTATATCAGCAGTATATGCAGAACCGGGTGGTAAAGAGTTATCATTAGTACCATTCTGACCAAGTGTAGAAATATTAGCATCACGATTATATGTGATTGCTGAAGTTGGTCTGCCTATAGTATAGTTAGCATTTGTGATTGGTTTTAAATTGCGCCAGATTAGCTCCAGTTCATCACGTGCAGGAATATACCAATCTTGAAATCCGTTAATTCCCCCACCAATGTTAATATCTGTAACCCATTTGGCAAGCGGGTATATTGTAGTATCAATATTCAAGTCAGCCATTGAACTAGTTGCTAATACTCCGTTTGTTAGAGTCTGTGTTTGTACAGGACCCGCTGTAGTAGCAGTTTTCCATGCCACACCGGCACCATCTCCCTGTGCTCTGGGTGCAACAATTATCTTCCAACCAGCCGCAATTATCCAAGAGCTGAATGTTATTCCAGAACCAAATAGCACATTCGTAATATCTAGAGAGAGTTGATTTCCGGTGCCAGCAATAACAATTCCTTCAGCCAATCCGGCACTAGAACCCCCTTGAGTTGGATCAACACCTAGCCTAATTTGCTGACCAATATAAAACTTGGGCAAATCTGCCGGGGGAATAGTTAAGGTGACTGCTGTTGTCGATAGAGCAAAACTACCAGTAGCAGTTGTGACAGTATCCATAACGGCGCCAGCATAGAAACCGCCTTCAAGAGGGTCTCCTATAGCGGGGGCTGGTTCCGGCGCTGATCCTAATTCATTAGTAACAACTTCGAGTGTAATTACTCTGGTTGCGGCGCCCGCCGAAATTGTGATAGTCTGAGTGCCCAGTGTGGTGCCAATGTATGTAACGATTTCATTATCAAGTGTTACGGTACCACCAGTTGCAGCTACTTGGTAGTCAATATAGCTATCACGCTTGATTAAGGTGAGAGTAAATGGAACACCAGCTCTGGTGATTAATCCGGCTCCCTCAACTGTGATAAATGTCATATCACCAAGATCGAGAATATTCTGAAGACTAGCTTGAGCTTGAATAGCACTCTGTTCGGCTGAGTCAGCAAATCCGCCGGCGGCAACTCGATGTTCACCAGCAACCTGAGAATTAGTTAATGCCGCCGCCGCCGCAACTTCTGAAGCGTCTTTATAATCAAGAGTTGTTGCAACATCAAGACCGGTCTGAACACGATCTTCACCAGTAGCAATAACATCTAACCCAGTTTGAACCCGATCTGCTGCAGTAGCCAATTTATCTTGACCGGTGGCAACACGATCTTCACCGGTCGCAATAACATCTAACCCAGTTTGAACTCTGTCTGCTGCAGTTGCTATAGCATCTAATCCAGTTTGAACACGATCTTGAGCAGTAGCTTCTCTATCCAAATTAGTTTGTGCACGATCTAATTGAGTTTGTGCTAAATTAGCACTAGTAGCTAGCTTATCTAAATTAGTTTGAGTTCTATCCAAGTTAGTTTGAACACGATCTTGGGCAGTTGCTACAGCATCTAAATTAGTTTGAATACGATCTTGTGCAGTTGCTATAACATCTAATCCAGTCTGCGTTCTATTTTCAGCAGTTGCTACAACGTCCAGTCCAGTTTGTATTCTATCACTATTGGCACTCTCACTATAACCCAATGCTAAATCTTTATACTCTAGTGACTCATCGCGATAAGTTTCACTAGTATCCCTAGCCAAAATAGTTTCATCACGTAAGGCTGCTAGCTGTGGAGTAACATCAGCAGTTTGAGTGTACATTACCTGCTGAACAGTTAAGATTACGGACGGAGCATCTGGAATACCCCTAGAAGACTCTATGGTAGTAGCCGATACTAGTTGGCTAGTAGCTTCCCAGTATATTTCTACATAGTCGTCTAGTCCTGTTGCGGTGGCTAAGAAGTTAACTGTGCCTACTAATTCACCGGGCTTTGAATTTCTAAACGCAGGAATATCAAAATGGCTAGTAGAGTTGGGATAGTTCTCGCCATTATACTTAAGCCATACTGACGCGCGATTTATTACGTTGTTTTCTGAATTAGTAAACTGAATGGAGAAGCTTAAATTATAAGTACCAGGTGTTTTAAAAATAACCCTAGAGTTATAGAGCTCAACTGTAGTAGCCTCTAGCTGGGTGCCAATATTAAGTTTTTGGGGGGTATTAGCTTGAATAATAGGCTGATCACTAGTATCAATAGCTGATAAATAAGCGCCAATAGTACCGCCAAGGCCCTGAGGCCCCCTGGGGCCTGGTGGCCCTTGTTTGTTGTCTGTGACTACGCTTACAACATCACTAGTAGTCTGTAGTACAATAGTTGTCATCTAGTTACCTCTGGCGTTAATCTTACTTTACCTTCTACTAGTCTAATTACAGTATCTGTGCCTTGAAATACCTCTAAATCCCATACACCTGAGCTATAAGGAACTTGGCTAGATGTTTCGGCTGGAATTTTTAGCGTAATTTCACCAGTTTGAGTATTCAGCTCAATACCACCATTTTCCTCAGTTAAACTAAAAAAGGCTAGTGGATCTTCGTGTGTTTCCCTAAACTGAGCTCTGGCCGAATAGCTTGTTAAATCTACTAAAGACTCTAGGCCAGTACTAGGGTCCCGAGTTTTCCAAGTTAGTGTTTTTTGAAAGGTACTACCTTTTTCAATTAATAAGTCTAATCGGCCTGCTGCCATAGTTAGGTTCCTTTAGTGTGGTTTCTAGTATCTGATTCAAATAAACTGTTTAGCTAACCATACGCGGTATTCGTACAATAAAAAAGGGAGGCCGAGGCCTCCCTATTCTTAAACAATTAAGTGGCCGACCAACGCTGGCAGGATACAGCTTGACCATCTACAGTAGAGATCTGCTTGAAGCCTGTACGCAGGGTAGCTACTAGGAGTCTGCTTTGATACTCAACATTGTAGTCACTTTCAACGTTAAGACCTTTATAGTTACCAACCATAAAGTTCTGGGTATTAACAGCGATAGCACCAAAGTTACCAGCAACCTTACCGGCAGGAAGCTCACCAGTTACAATAACAGGAGAGTTACCAACAGTACCGATTTGACCGGTGATTAGGGTAGCTTGTGAGCCAACCTTATCCATAGTCTGGAAGGCTTCGTCCTCTAGGAGATCGTAGTATACGTCATTAGTAACAAAGAAAGCGACTTGAGCGGGATTAAGGCCCCAAGTACCAAGATTCTTGCGAAGAGCGCGTAAGGTAGCTACGGTAACCTTATCGGCAATAGCAGTAGTGGTGTTGTTAAGAGCAGCTTCGTACTTTACTAGGCCCTTGATAGGATCAGTAGAGGTTTCACCACCAATTAACAGGGCACGGTCCCAAGCCTTGGACATTCTGCGAACCATGGCATCACGAACAATGGGAAGTAGCGCAACAATTGCGTCGTATTCCTCTTCGTTGCTCAAGAACTCTTTTGTGGCAAGTTTATGCGCGGTGATAGAAAGTTCCTTGAGCGCATGTGTTTTAGCAGAACCTGACGAATCAGCAGAACCATATTGAGCAGTAGTAACCCAATTGGCGTAGCCAGCTTCAGGGTTAACAGGGAACGTAGTAGTAACACCAGGCATCTGGATATTACGGAAGCGGGGAGCAATAACTAGTGCGCGACGAATCTCATCAAGAAGATTGGTGGAAACGACGTTTTCCCACTTGTCTGAAGGGACATGAGCACCATACTTTTGTACTAGATTTTCAAAAGCCTTGGTTTCTTGTAGACGCTTGCCAGTAGCTTTAGCAAAAAGCACAGCAGCTTCTTTTTCAGCATAGGTAACTTTATCTTCAGCAGCTTGCTTTTCCTGGAACTCCATCTTGGATTTTTGCATGGCCAGGAGTTCGGCGTTCTTTTCAGCTAGTTCACCACGAAGGCCATCAAGTGCTTGAGCTAGGGTTTTTTCACCATCTTCAACGCGCTTTTGAATATCGGCTAGAAGGCGCTCTGCGCCAGATTGGCCAAGCTGAATACCTGTGGCTTGTGCACTTTCAACGGCAGACTTAATCATTTGTTCGAATTCTGTTTTATCCATATTAAATTCCTTTTCTCCCTCGTTAGAGGTTTCTTGCGTGCCAGCAGTTTCGGGTTGGGTTTCTGAACCTTCATTGCTGGCAGTAATGAAGGACTTCTTAAAGTTTAAATACTCCTCTTCACTAGAAAAGGATTTAGCAAGATCGAAAATCGAGTCTTGATTGGCAGGTACCGATACTACTGAAACTTCTAGGAGTTCAAGTGCTTTAATAACAAAAATATCGGATACTTGGTCATAGTCTGCATCTTTTAGTAAAAAGCCGACTGAAAAGCTACGAAGTACACCATCTTTAATAAGTTGATAAACCTCCTGTGCAGCTTTGGAAATCTTAGCAGTAATCTTTAAGCCTTTTTCATCGGCAACTAGCTCTGTGGCTACACCAATAGGCTTATCGTGTTCGTGGAAAGCTAAAATGATTGGGTTCTTCTTGTAGTTTTCCAGAGCTGCTTCATTCCAAGCATAGCTAGGGATAACATCATTATAGCGATCTTTGCTAACAGTATTGGCATAGCCCGTAATAATTACAGGTTCATCCATCGACTCGCCAATCTGTTTTACTTCAAACTGACTATAAAATTTAATTTGTTTATCCATCAATCCTCCTCTGAGGGTCTACCCCCTTTGGAGGGGTCAGCAGCTGAGCCTGCAATATTAGCAGGTACTCTTATTTCATTTCCATCAGCAACTGGTGCGTAACGCAGCGCAGTTCTAGCTTCATTGGGGGTTAAGATACCACCATTAACTAGTGTGGAGAGGAACGAAGCTTGGTCTCTCAAGTCAGGCTGCAGAGCCGAGACTTTGTTTGGTTCTGGTTGAACATCGTAGCCGAAGTAAAGTTCGATGGCAGAAGCTAGCTTACTAACAATTGGTAGGATAGTTTCTAAGTAGAACATTCTTAGGTTAGGCTGAATGTTTGCATTGTTGCCGCCACTAAGCAAAATAGGCGGAACGCCTAGTGCTAATAGTACCTGTGTGTCTTTTTGTTCTATACTGGCTTCAAAATCTAGCTCCTTAAAGCTAGAATCTGATAGCTTGTCGATCTCTAGTCCGCCATCAATAACCAGAGGGCGCTTGCCGCCCCTGGTTGGGTTGTACTCGTTCATCCAGCGCTGAATTAAGCGATCCTTGACTTTATCCCCCAGTACGTTAGGGCTCTTTAATACAAGGCCCGGAACCGCATTATTTGAAAAGAAGTTTTTCTGGAAGTCTAGCATTTTTTGGCGTACCTCCAAGATTGGTAGAATACTAAGCAATCTTGAAGCGCCTCTAAATACTGAAGTACTAGAGTTATCAGCTACGTGAATAATCTCATCTGGAGAAAAAACTGTGCCATTAGAGTAGGTATACTCTTTAATGTAAGTTTTAGTATCAGAGACGATACTGACATTTTCGGCGGGTAAGTGGTAGAAATGCACTCCATCATAGTAGATGAACATATTACCTTCTAGTAAGAAGTCGGTAAATAATAAGCGCAAAAACCTATCAGCGGACATATACGGGTTGGGGGCAAAGTTAAGTAAGTTATACAGCTTTTGCTTTCGCATACCTTGCTTAATGCTAACCACACCGTTAATTTTTTCTAGAACATCGTAGTTAAAACTGGCGCAAGCGTCAATAACATAATCGACGCCACGTCTAACAACAGGAATCTCATTATAGGCTTTAATTACGTTTACGGGTACGTAACCGTTATCAGTTCCACCTGATTCTAATGCGATGGCGGATTGAGCAGGGTTTAGCTTCTCTACAATCCATTGTCTAATCCCCATAGGCTAATCCTTGTATTACTCGGTGGGGTTTAGTTTCTGTTTTTGCTTCTCGACCCACGCAATTTGTTTCTTAGCGGTTGCTAACGGAGGCTTAGCTCCGTAAATTTGATGAAGTTTTTGATGGTGAGGCTTACACAGTGTAACTACCTCATCATAAATCTGAGTGTAGTGATCCTTAATAAACTCATCTCTAATAGCTATCACAGCTTCATCAGTGTCTAGCTTATATCCCCGTTCTCGTGCCCACTTGTCCAGCATTTGAGTCATGCTGGAATAGTGGTGTAGCTCTAGAGGTTCTTGAGCACCGCAAATATAGCAGCAAGGCTGTTTTTCGTAAGCGGCCTTGGCTCGGTCTCTGCACCATTTAATGGAGTCCCTACGCTTTTGTACCATAAAATTTTACCTTAATGTGTGTATTCTACTCTAATAACAGAAAAAATTCAAGTTAATTTACGAAATCCCACCAATATTAACACCATAACTATAGATGGCGTACCTAAGGGCGTCAGCCATGTGTGAATACCTATCATGTACTGGAGTTTCTTTTTGCAAATTCTCTTTTTCGGACCAACGATATTGGTCTAGTGAAGCAATTAACTCCCTACACTTAGGATCAACAATCAATCTATTCTGCTCTACTAAGGCCTGTACAAACGCAATACCGTCCAGCCTAGATTTGTTAGCGTTAATAGTAGTAATATCATGATTCATAGCCCAGTCGTGACGAGTTTGCTGTGCGGCCGAATCAATAAAGATAAACTGAATATCGTATAGCTCTTCCAGCCTTTTAACCTCTATAGCATGTTGGTCAGTAGTTTTCTCCGACGCATAGTACTCGTCTAGCGCATAAAACTTATCGCCATCTGTTGCTAGTACAACACCGGCTGTTGCATCCCTAAACCCAATGTCCAAACCCATAATAACTTCGCAGTTTTGGTATTCAAACTCACTAAGCTCCTGAATGCACTCGTGGTCAAAACTAAAGATCTGACCTACGAATGAGCTAAACGAAGCTTCATATTCCTGTTCAAATTCTGCCTTAGACATCGACAGTCTAGCTTCATTAATATCTGCTTCTGATGCTCTAGGATTCTCCTTCCAGTCAGCATGAAGTGAAACCCACTGAGGATATTCATTAAGAAAACCACGGTCCCAGAAGCGAGAGAACCAGTTCATTTTACCACGTGGCGTAGAAATAAAAATAGCTTTAGAACCATCCTTATCCAATGTAGGACGAAGTGCAATGTTGAAGGCATCTTCACCTGCTGTTGAAAGTGCGGCTTCATCAAATAAGATTAGTGTATAACTTCTACCAACACACGAGTCAACTTGACTAACAGAACCCATACGAATAGTAGATCCGTTAGATAACTCCAGTATCCGATCCTTGGTGTTGTCCTTCACCACCTCTAACTCGAACTTCTTAACATAATTCCGCTGTAACTCAAAACTAATGCTAGACAAGGAATAGTTAGGCGACATAATTAAAACATGTGACTCTGGCACTAAACAGGCCAGCTGAGCAATCATGTTAGCTACAGTAGTCTTACCAACTCTACGACTGTACGCCGCTACAACAAACCTATAGTTAGGATTATTAATAGCATTGATAAGGGCCACCTGTGGCCTGTTTAGTTCACCCCCTAAAATTCCCCGCTTTACGACTTCGTCTACGTACCTTTCAACAGGTAGTTTTAAGAACCTAGTGGCGCTGGGAAAAATCTGTAGTTCTTCGGCACTTACGTCCGGTCTTGAAATAGTTAACATAAAATATTTCGACTTGTATTTTTTCGTCGACTCGAGTATAATATAAAAACTAAGTAATAAACTAGTAAAAACTATAAAGGAGCGAAATGGCTAAAAAGAAAACAACAGCTGAATTTGCAGAACAACTGTTAACTAAGCACAACTTAAAACTAACTTCAGAGTACCTTGGTGCTCATGGCGTAGTAACCTTTGAGTGTGAAAATGGACATGAAAATGCCGCATCTGCTACCAATGTACTTCAGCGAGGGTATAAGTGTAAAGAGTGCGAACATGGTAGAAAAATTGAACCCAGAGTAGACTGGTCAGATACTAAGATTAAAGAGCTAGAAGAGCTGGCGAAAACTAAAACAACAACTGAGCTAGCAGAGCATTTTAATACTACCATCAGAGCTATAGACAGTGCTTGTTTTAACTTCAATATTAAAAAGCCGGCAAATAGACTTACTAGAGCTAGATTAGAGGCTACGATCGCTCCTAGAGTTCTACTTACTCAGGGAGATATTACAACACATGATTTAGTTGAAGTTAAATGCCCGGAAAACCATGTTACAGTACAGCCAGTAGGTAGCCTATTTAATAACCCTAAATGTCCTCAATGCTCTACAGTAGTTAGCTCTAAAAGGAAAACTACAGAGAAGTTTGCTAAAGAGCTTTTTGAGAAACAGGATCTGACTCTCGTAGGAGAGTATACAGGTGCTAATAATACGGTATTAGTGGCGTGCTCTAACGGGCATACAAGAGAGGTTTTAGCTAGACATGTTGCTACTAGAGGTATAAAATGTAGAGAATGCGGGGAAATTACTACAGTTAAAAAGACTACTAAGGAATTTGCTGAAGAAATATTAGAGAAACACGGACTAATTCTACTATCAGAATTTACTGGGTCTGCTAATCCTGTTACTTTCAAATGTAAAAATAACGTTATTCATACCGCCTCTAAAGCAGGACAGCTTCTTTACGAGGGGCATAATTGTAGACCTCCCGATACCACTAAAGATATCCTGCTAGTAGTACTTACAAGGCAAAACAGAAGCTTACTTACTGAAGGTAAGATTATTACTACTGACTACGTGCAGATTGAGTGTAGCAAAGGTCACGTAGCAGAACAATTGGTGAGTAATGTTATCTATCAAGATAACAACTGCCCCAAATGCTCGACACAGCAGTCTAAACTAGAAAAACATTTAATAGAGTTTATTAAACAACACTATAATGGTTGGGTAGAGGAACGAGATCGTACCATTCTCGATAACAAAGAGTTAGACATTGTACTCCCCGACCTAGGCTTAGCATTTGAAATTAATGGAGCTTACTGGCACACCGAAGAGCATGGTAGAGATAAAGACTACCATCTAAACAAAACACTAGAAGCTAAAGAGCAAGGTTATAAGCTAATACATATTTGGGATTATGATAACCTAGAAATTGTAGAATCTAGAATACTACAACTACTAGGCCATTCCAAAAGAATAATGGCTAGAAAGTGCGACCTCAATATGGTAGACTGGCCCACAGCAAAAGCATTCTTGAGCAATTCGCACCTGCAAGGTGCTGGCTCTCCGACTAAGCTAAATTATGGCCTGTATTACGAGAATGAACTAGTGGCTATAATGACATTTCAAAAACCTAGGTTCTCTAAAGAAGCCGACTATGAAATGATTCGCTATGCAACTAAACTAAACACAACCGTAGTAGGTGGTGCTTCTAAACTACTAAAATATTTTCTTAACACTAATAACAACCCTACAATACTAACGTATGCTAATCAAGATTGGAGTAGTGGTAGTCTTTACCAAACACTGGGGTTTAAATACCAACACACTAGTGAACCAAACTACAAGTATGTAAAAGGTTCTCAACTGCTCACACGCTATCAGTGTCAAAAACACAAACTACCAAAGCTACTAGGTGAACTGTTTGACCCTGAACTAACAGAAACCCAAAACATGGAAGCTAATGGCTACCAAAAACTATGGGATACAGGTAACCTAGTGTATTTACTAAAATAATACCAAGCCCCTATTAGGGGCTTTTTTATTTTTCTAGTAGTTTATCCAGTAGCTTACCGTAGTTTTGATCGCCGTACGGAGCAGAACTGTTGATTTGAATATTAGTTTGCTGTTTGATATTCTGAGCCTTCAAAGCTTCCAGTTTTAAATCCGCATTAATAAGGTCCATTCTCATTTTGTGCTGGAAGGCAATAATCTCTAGAATATCCTTACTAGAACCAATTTCAGCTTCTTGCAGCTCTTCAAGCTTTTTCTCAATAATCTGGTCCATTAGTTCAGCGATCTTGAATCTATTCCTATAGCCCGATTCTAAGAAAACATGGTTAACAAAGTTCTTGACCTCCGTTTTCTCTAGATACTGCTGAACTATAATTGGGGACAATTTAAGCTCTTGAGCTGTCTCCTCTATACTCTGAGTTTTTAGGTAAACCTGGGCAATCTCTAAACCCTCTGGTGAAATTTGAATGACTTCGTGCATATGCTCTACTCCTTTTGTTTAGCATACTATAGCGGGTGTGAAAAATCAAGCAGGTTTGGCGGAGGTGGAGGGCGGTTAGGGAAATTTTGGTAGGTTTGGACGGTTAGGACGGTTATAGCACCTATCTCCACCTATTTGGAACCATAGTGGTACACGTGTGGGGTGGGACGGTTATAGCACCTATCTCCACCTATTTGGAACCATAATGGTACACGTGTGGGGTGGCCC